TAGCTTTCACCGATATGATGTATCTAAAATTAATGTCAGCATGGACTTCACCAGAAGGCGCATTCATTCTAGAAAAAAAATGATAAGTGATTGATTTTAAACGAAACAAAAACGTGTACATTGCTTTCTACATGCTGTAGGATGGTTATATTAAATGAAGGAGAATACTATGAAAACTGCAACTACTCAATCTGATCGTCTTGCTCTTATCAAAGAAATCGCTGAGCGTAAGAAAAAAATGTCTAAGATCCGTAAACAGTCTGCATCAGTTATCTCTCGTGCCAAACCTGTTTCACGTAAGAAACAAGATCTTGACATTCCTAAAGAGTCTAACATGTATCACTGGACTGATGCATCTAAATATGCCAAAGAATATTATGGAGAAACAATGTTCGAAACAACTCGTTACGATAACGATTGGGATTGAGTCTAAAGACTCTTTTCCTCATACGTCCGTGCAGAGGGCAGGCCACCTGAAAACACAATCTCGCGAGAATAATTCGCCTGTGAAATATCAGTGTCGTGAAAACGTGGAGATATTAGTTTCAATCAAACTAGAGCGGCAACGTCAATAAGGCCGTGCGGAGAGATTGGATATACTAGGGGCGTATGAGGAAAGGAGTTTATTATGAGAACTGTACACTATGTAGGGATGGATCACGACACTTATACTCGAGCTCATAGAGTATTCGGTGGTCCTGCTTACTATCACAAACATATGGACGCTAGAGTCTATAGTGAAGTTGGTGATAGTGATGTTGTTATAGTAGGTGATCCTAGAATGCACAAGTATGTATGGGATGCATCTGCAGTTGATAGGAGGTACACAGATTGATTTTTAGTACTAGTCTCATTGATACTCAGGACCATTGGATGGTCGGTACTGAATGGATTTATGCCAAAGGTACTGTCACCATGCATCCTGAGGGTTTCAGTTGTTCTTGTAAGAAAGCACCACGTAAACCGTGTAACCATATTCGTAATGTTAAGTTGCGCATCTATGGCACATTCGATCAGCATTATAAGGAGGCAGCATAATGTCTATGCATATGATTAGAGGAGTTCAAGTCCATGGTGTAGGGAAACGCCAAAAGGCGAAACGAAAATCGAATAAATTATTAAAGGCGGAAGCCGAACATCAAAAGTTTCTAGATAAACTTGTTTCAGGTAAGTCAAGTTATAGGCCTGACTTACCTGACTATAATTGTGGTCCTCGTATGACGAGTGATCGTATAGCAGGCAATGGTCTTGCAAAAGAACGTAGTCGCTATACAGGTGATGAAATCGCTGGTATTGTAGTTACACATAAATCAAATCTAATGCCAGTTCGTAAAGATAACAAACAAGCAGCGATAGATGCTGCATCAATGAGGAGATAATAATGTGGGTAATTAAAGTCGATATGCATGGTCGACCAACTAATGCCGTAATGCGGCGTATGGAAAATTGTAAGCTTGATCTTGATTCTCATGAATCTCGTTCTAAGTTCGGGTATTGCTATTTAGATTATTTAGTCAAATGAGCGATTATCAAATTGCGCTTATGGACCGGAGAGTTCAATATCTCGAAGGCAAGATACAGGATTGGGAAAAGGTCATTGATATACTAATGGCCGACCCTACTTTTATGCATACTTTAGGTGTAAAGGAATTAAAAAAGAATCAAAATAAAAATATCGATTTATCTTATAAAGTAAAGGATCCTTATAAATGATTGACTCAAGTTCTCGTGACTATATGGTTGCTGAATTAAAAAAACGTGAATGTCGTGTGATATTCAAAAAAGTAAATGGCGAAGAACGCGATATGATTTGCACTTTGCAAGAAGAAATGTTACCTCAGCAAGTCGACATTGAAGAAGCAATTCAAAAAAAGAAACCAAATCCTGACGTCTTGGCAGTATGGGATATAAAGGCTAAAGGCTGGCGATCATTTCGCGTTGATGGTGTGCTCTCTTTTACTTAGTATAAATAGTATTTCATAAGGAGAACTATATGTTGTACATTGATCCAAATGTTGCTATATGGCTTTTATTCTTTGGAGCTTCTGCATGCGCCTTTATGGTTGGAAAATTATTCACTCGCGTCGATCAAGAAACTATTATTGATAGGACTATTCAAGTTTTAATTGATAGAGATTTCGTTAAATATAAAATTCTTGATGATGGCGAAATTGAGTTATTGCCAGTAAACGACTAAACCATTGATTTTAAATAAAACAAAAACGTGTACATTGCTTTCGTAATGTGGTAGAATAGTATTATTATATTATGATGGAGATGAACATGGCACGTAAGTCTAAATTAGCTCAAATGCGTGAAGAGCTTGCATTAAATTCTAAAGTAAAAACTGTTAAACAGCGAAAGAAACGTAAGTTGACAGAAGAACAAAAAGCAGCTTTAGTTGATCGTATGGCCAAGGCGCGTGCCGCTAGAGGTCCAGCAAAAAATCTTTCTATTCACGAGTCTATCCGAACTTTAGGTGATGATCATTTCTTATCACCATCTAAAGTTAAAGATTGGATTAAAACTCAGAAAGATTTACTTGCTTCTTTGAAAGAGCATAAAGATTCGAAGGATAAAGGCCTTAGATCTTTATATTGGCAAACAGAAACCTATATCACTAATTTACAAAAATATCTAAATACTGGAGTTTATCTTGACAATAGATATGGTGATGAAAGACAAGGGAAAATATCTTACAGATGTACAACAATGGCCTATTATGCTGACGGAACTCCAAAACGTACAGTCGGAGTATGGTATCCAGATATTGGACAAGAATACACCACAGAAATGGCATCGGAGGATTATGCCCGAGCAAAAAGAATTTCTAACAAAAAGTGAATTCGCTAAATTAGTTGAGTCTACAGTGAAAGCACATCAATCATCTTACATGGATGCTATTATTCATCTCTGTGAAAAGAATGAAATCGATCTTGAGGAATCACGAAAGTTTATTTCTCCGATCATAAAAAATAAGTTAGAGGCAGAAGCAATGAAATTAAACTTTCTGCCTCAAACTAACAGTTTACCTATAGAATAAAATATGGTATAATATTTCAGTAATACTACAGCAATATAAGGAAATACAAAATATGTCTTTTGCAAATCTAAAACGTAATCGCACTGACTTCTCAAAGCTAGTAAGTGCAGCTCAAGCTGCAGGCGGAGGAGAACAGAAGCAATCATACGGTGACGATCGTATGTGGAAACCTACAGTTGACAAAGCAGGAAATGGTTATGCTATTCTTCGTTTTTTACCATCAGCTGAAGGTCAAGATGTACCATGGGTACGTTATTGGGATCATGGTTTTAAAGGACCAACTGGTCAATGGTATATCGAAAAATCACTTACTACTCTTGGACAAACAGATCCTGTATCAGAAATGAATACTCGTCTGTGGAATTCAGGAATTGAAGATGATAAAGACACGGTACGTAAGCAAAAGCGTAGACTACATTATGTGGTAAATGCTCTTGTTGTTTCAGATCCTTCTGCTCCGCAGAATGAAGGCAAAGTCTTCATGTATCAGTTTGGTAAGAAAATCTTTGATAAGATTATGGATCTTATGCAACCTCAATTCCCAGATGAAAAGCCAGTTAACCCGTTTGACTTTTGGGACGGCGCTGACTTTGTACTAAAGATTCGCCAAGTTGAAGGCTATCGTAACTATGATAAGTCAGAGTTTCGTACACCATCGCCATTATTTGATGGAGATGAAACACGTTTAGAAGAAGTATATAATAAGTTACATGACGTTTCTGAATTCGTTGATCCTAAAAACTATAAGACTTATGATGAACTTAAAACTAAGATGCATCAAGTTTTGGGTGAAGCAGTACCACGTACTGTAAAGCAGGAAGTAGAACTCGACGATGAAATTCCATATGACAATTTTAAATCAGCCGAACCCGCGCCTGTAGCTACGCCTACACCTACGGCAGAAGCAGTAACAAAGGAAGAAGATGATACTATGAGTTATTTTGCAAAGTTGGCAGCGGAAGATTAATATGAGAGAAATGTTTTGGCAATTAACCCCGCCTAACGGGTTTCCCGAAAATACCCAACACTATATTTTAAACGATATAGTAGCTAATAGGCCAAATGACCTGATGCCTGCAACAATAGGTACTGATGGTAAGGCTCAAGATTCTACTCGAACAAGTCGTGTAATGTGGCTGTCAGGCGAGTCTTGGCTTCGTGACTATCTTTATGATGATTTTATTCAATACGCTAACAGAGAAGCGTTTGGATTTGATATTCAAAAAATCTGCGATATTCAATATACGGAATATCATGCCGAAGAAGGTGGAAAATACGATTGGCATACAGACGTATTTTGGCACGAAGAAAGACCTTTTGATCGAAAGCTTAGTATGACTATTCAACTAAGTGAATCTGATGATTATGAGGGAGGAGATTTTGAATTTAATGAATGTGAAAATCCTGAAAATTCTAGAACTAGGGGAACTGTATTAGTTTTCCCAAGTTATCTTCAACATCGAGTAACTCCAATTACAAAAGGAGTTAGAAAATCTCTGGTTGCTTGGTTCGAAGGACCACGC